GGCCGGCGGGTCTCACCGTTTGTGGCTGTATCTGATGCGAGGAGATACCAGTGGCCGGGTTCATGTCCCCGTCGATCCTGTTTCTGTCGACCTGGGATGCTCCGGAGCGGGGGTACCTGTCGGGTCTGTTGCCGAGACTGCGGGAGGCCGGCTACCGGACCTACCACGAGCCCGCCGTGGGCGGGTTCGCGATGCCGCTGGTGGCGCTGGACGCGGGCTACGACCCGCGCTCGATGACGACGTCGGACGTCCACCTGTTCACCGGTATTCTCGGGACCCTGCTGTCGGGCGGGGACTTCGAGGACCTGGAGGTCCGCTACGACGACCGTCCCATCGACTTCAGCGAGTGCTCTACCGAGGTGGAGAAGGCCGCTCTCCTGCTGTACACGCAGTACCTGGCCCGGATCCAGACGAAGCCCGAGGGCGAGTACTGGAAGGGCCTCTGCGAGGACCTGGAGAGGAACGCGGACTACCACAAGGCGGCTTTCCGCGACCAACTCGCGAGGATGGCCGGTCGGATCGGCGGGCTCGCCTACCGCTCGGAGTCTCTGTGGGAGCACATGGACCGCATCGCCGATGACCCGCACGCGGTCATCGTCAGCAACCCTCCGACGTACCCCGGCGCCTACGAGAAGTTCTTCGACACGAAGGGCCTGCTGGCCTGGAAGACACCCGACTACGACATCTTCGAGGCGCCGACCGACATCCCCGAGATGGTTCGGTTCATGGAGGGGCGCAAGGCCCTCCTCGTGGTCCAGCAGCAGCAGGCGCCGCGCAACTCGGCCTCGCAGAACCCGCCGTACGCCCGGCAGTTGTCCGAGGGCCAGTTGGTATACATCAACTCGAACCGCTGCGACGAGGTGGTGGAACTGGCCGGCGGGAAGACTGCCGTCCCTCGGAAGATGTCTCCCCGCGCCCCGCGGCCGTGGCCGATGCTGCCCGAGGACTACGAGGTCCGACCCGACTCGGAGATCCGGCTGGCCTGTGTCGAGTCGAAGTACGCTGACGCCTACCGGGCGGAGTGGATGCACCGGCTGAGCCCCGTGCCGGGCTCGAACAATGTGCTGGTGTTCATCGACGGCTACGCCGCCGGCGTCATCGGGTACAGTCTCGCGTCGATCGCCTCCTCGTACTCGGACAAGTGGTCCAAGCACGCGATCCTGCGGTTCGCCTTCGGAGCGACGCACAACACGCTCCGCATGACCCGCATGGCGACGATGTTGGCTCTTCAGCACGACACCCTGTGGCTGACGAAGACCCCGCTCAGCACCATGCAGATCGCGGCTGCGCAGGGGCTGGTCACCGTGGAGATGACTCGGCACCCGGAGGCGAAGGGCCTTCGAGGGCTGATGACGCTGGACAACCGGCAGAAGCACCCGGACGGGTTCAAGTTGGTGTACGCCAGCGACTGGAAGAAGGCCATGACGCCGCAGGAGGTTCTTGCGGAGTTCTTGCGAAAGGAGCAGAAGTGGCGCAGGTCGACGAAGAGGGCATGAGGGTCGGGGATGGTCTGTTCATCAGGGTGGTTCAGGGGTCCGCTCTGAAGGAGCAGGACATCAACGCTCAGCAGATGGATCCGACTAAGTTCGCGCGGCTGGTCGAGAACATCCGCCAGCGGGGCGCGCTGGAGTCGATCCCGTACTGCTCCCGGCCGAACGACGAGGGTCCGATCTCCATCGTGTCCGGCCACCATCGGGCGAAGGCGGCCCGCATGGCGGGCCTGACGTCCTTCCCGGTGCTGATCGACACGAATCCGATGCCGAGGTCGCTCATCCGGGCGAAGCAGATCGCGCATAACGAACTCACGGGGGCGCCGGATGAGGAGATTCTGCGGAAGATGATTGAGCAGATCACGGATGTGGAGGATCTGCTGGTGTCGGGTCTTGACGAGTCGTATTTGCGGCCGTTGGAGGCGTCGTCGACGGTTCTGGATCTGCCGAAGGCGGATTTTGATTGGCGGATGACGACGATTATGTTTCTGCCGGAGCAGATGGTGCGGTTCAATGAACTGCTGGGGCTGATCGACAAGCATTCGGACATGATAGGTGTTGCCAGGGTTGATCAGTTCGATGAGTTCAGTCGGGCGCTGGTGGAGTACGGGCATGTGCGGAATATTAAGAACATGGCTGCGGTGGTGGACGCGTTGACGTCGATTGCTCTGCGGGAGGTGGCCGCCGCTGCCGCGGATGCTGTTGACGGCGGTGGGAGTGGGGTGGAGTAGCCTGGGCGGCGGGTTGCTGTTGGTGTTAGTGGAAGGAGTGGGGTGTGGCTGGGGGTTCGGCGTCTGGGCGTAGGCGGGCTCGGCGACCGGCCGCGTTGGATTACACGCGGCCGATCTGGTATCAGCAGGCGGGTGAGTCTGATGTGGCGTTCGCCCAGTTCGAGGCGTACAGGGATTCGGATCCGCGGCGTGTGCGGGATCACGCGTCGGGGTTTCATAATTCGGTGCGGTGGTCGTGGCGTGAGCGGGTGCGTGCTTGGGATCTGCATCTTCAGGAGCAGGAGACGGAGAGGCTGATCCGTTACCGGGTGGATATGAATGAGCGTCATCGGGCGGTGGCCCGGTTGGCGATGTCGCGGGCGGCTCAGTGGCTTCAGGGGCTCGACGAGACTCGTATTAGCAAGATGCGGCCGGGTGAGGTCATGAAGATGCTGGAGGTCGCCGCTAATCTTGAGCGTAACGCCTCGCGGGGTAATCTGCCGGATGTCACGGTGGGGGTGACTGCTGGCCTCGTGGATATGACGGCGAAGGCCACTGACGCCAGGTTGGACGAGTTGATGAGGGAGGTTCAGCGTCGTCGGGAGGCGGCTGCGGCCCCGGAGGTTCCGAGGATTGCCGGTCCCGTCGTGGAGGAGGGGCCTGAGGACGACGGCAGGTTCGTCGACGTCGTCGATGTTGACGAGGACGGCCGGGTGGTTGAGGTAGAAACCGGGGATGGCTTTGATGGCTGAGTCAGCCAGGCGGCCGGCTCCGTGGGAGATGTCGGCGGAGGAGATCGAGGCGGAGTTGGCGTTGCTGTTGAAGCATCAGGAGTGGTTGGAGGGCCAGCCGCGGTGCACGTTGGAGCGTTGTTCGGGTGAGCCTCACGCTGGTGTCCCGTATCGTCATGATCCGCGCTATCCGAAGGCGGGGGATCCGTTGGAGGCTGCTATGCAGATCGACGACGGTTATCGGCCGCGTCCTCATCTGGAGTATTTGGCGGGGCGGTTGGCGGAGGCCATGCGTGACGTCGAGAACGGTCAGAGCCGGTTTATCACGGTGTCGATGCCGCCTCGTATGGGCAAGTCGGCGTTGACGTCTGTTAATCTGCCGATCTGGCTTCTTCGTAGGCACCCTGGTTGGAAGATCGGTCTGGTGTCGCACTCGCCGACGCTGGCCGTGTCTTGGGGCCGTCAGGTCCGACGCATGGTGGAGGAGCACGGGCTGGAGTTCGGTCTCAAGATCGCCCACGACGCCGGGTCCGTCTCCGACTGGCAGACGACCGGCGGTGGCGGTGTCACGTCCCGCTCGGCGCCCGGCCAGTCGATCACCGGTATGGGCTTCAAGGTCATGCTGGTGGACGACCTGGTCAAGGACTTCGCCACGGCCCACTCGGCGGCTGAGCGGGAGTCGCTGTGGAACTGGTGGATCGCCAACGCTCAGACCCGTCTGGAGCCGCCGTCGCTCGTGGTCGTGATCGGTACCCGCTGGCACGAGGACGACTTCATCGGCCGTCTGCTGAGCCAGGAGTACAGCCCCGACCGGGACAAGTGGGAGGTGATCTCCTTCCCGGCGATCGCCGAGCAGGACGACGTGCTGGGGCGCGCCGAGGGCGACCCACTGTTCAGCCCGCTGCTGGAGGAGACCCGGGAGGAGGCCATCGAACGCTGGGATCAGATGCGGATCTCGGTGGGCTTGTACTCGTGGGCGGCCCTGTACCAGCAGCGCCCGTCCCCGGCGCAGGGCGCCGTGTTCGATGTTGGTTGGTGGCGGTACTGGACCCGGGACCCGGCGAAGGTCACGGGAGACGGTCGGGTGGTGCTGGCTCCGGACGCCGCGTGGCGCGCTGGGCGGTGGGTCGACTCGTGGGACCTGACTTACAAGGGGTCGGAGAACAGCGACTTCGTCGTCGGTCAGCGGTGGGTGCGGGCCGGCCCGGACCGGTATCTCGTTGCCCAGCAGCGTGGGCGGTGGTCGTTCACGGAGACGCTGGATCGCATGGAGCGGTGGGTTCGTACCGACGATCCGGATGTCTCGCCTTATGGGGAGTGCGTTCACCAGCGTCTGATTGAGGATGCTGCTAATGGGGCTGCCGCTATTGATGTTCTGCGAAGGCGGGTGGCGGGGGTCAAGCCGGTGCAGGCTCGTACTTCGAAGGAGGTGCGGGCTCGTGCCGTCACGCCGGAGATCGAGTCGGGGAATGTTTACTTACCGTATCCGGGGGATCCTGGTGGTGAGTGGGTGGAGGAGTTGTTGTCGGAGCTTCGTGAGTTTCCTAATGGTAGGCATGATGATCAGGTGGATGCTTTGACGCAGGCTTTGAGTGGTTTGCGTGATGGTGGGCGTGGGTCGGTGGTGGTTCCGTCTGGGAGGTTGCCGGTTCGTTCGGTGGTGGCTGGGCGTCGGGTCGGGCGTAGGTGATGTGAGGGTTCTCACGTGGGTTTTCTTGACCGTCCAGCCGTAAGTACTACAATTCAACTACAAGGCGGGGTTGGTGGAAGACCCCGACCCGAGAAGAACGGAGCAGACGATGGAACCGATGGACCCGAGAGACCAGGACGTGGCCTGGATCGCCTACGGCAGCGAGGTCGACAACCGGGACGTGCGGGTGCTGATCCCCCACGAGACCGAGGACGGGACGCGCTGGTTCGAGATCCAGTACGGGCCCGCGGACGACGGCGACGGCGACGGCGAGTTCGACGTGGTCGACGTCGCCCGCGGGCTCCCCGAGGAGG